TGTAGGGCAGACTCGCGCACTTGCCAAATATGGTTTAGGACTAACTCAGGCAGAATTAAAGGCTATGACCTTTGAGGAAATCCAAGCCAAGATTACAAAATTGTTTGGCGGTCAGGCTCAAGTTGCTGCTGACTCCTATGCAGGGTCAATCGACAAAATAGCAGTTGCTGCTGATAATGCCAAAGAGATTATAGGCAAAGGCTTAGTTGAGGCGTTAGGTTCTGCTGGTGGTACTAGTGGGCTAGCAGGATCATTATCCGGCATCATTAAACTTGCAACAATAGTAAGCGATCTATTTGTAGGCATTGGCAGAACTGTCGCAGCACTTGGCGCTTTCTTTGGCGATGGCCTATCTCCTAAGCAAGCCTTTGCAGAATATCAAAAGGTTACTGCTGCGTTTAGACTTGAGGATCAGATTGCACGCAGACAATTTGGTGGTGCGGCTGCTACTAAGTACCAGAAAGAAGCAGCGGCATTAGCCAAGAAAAATCTAGTGGTTGTAACTAAGCAGACTAAAGCAATCAAAGAGCAGACTAAACTACAAAAGGCTGGCACTCTTTTTGACATTGAAGGCGCAGGAATTATCGCTGCACTTAAGGGTAAGATTTCGGATGAGGAACGCACACGCCTACAACTGCAACTAGCGCTTCTGACAGGAAACGAGACAGCAGCTTCTAGACTAGCTGGCGAAGTGGCAAGATCGCAAGGACTTACTGAGTCGCTTGTTAAGTATTACCAAGGCTTGCCTAGTGCCAAAAACCCATTCTCAGGATGGCTTACAACCTTGAAAGAAGCTCAAGAACTAGCAGCGCTTATAGCGGCTGGCGATTACAAGAAAGTTCCATTGTCAATGGCTGGCGGTAACGACTCAGGCGTATTCAGTCCAGTAGTACAAGAGATGATCACCAGCAACAATGTATCTGCTAGAGCAGGTGCTAACGGTAATGTTAATGTTTATGTGGCTGGCTCAGTAGTATCAGAAGCCGATCTAGTAGAAGCAGTCTCTAATGGCTTGTTAAACCGATCATTATCAGGTTCTCCATCTGCTATTGGCAGACTTAAAGGTTCGTTTGCCGGATGACTTTACCTGCACAGATCAGCGTATCTTTTGACTTTACACAGGGAGCAACCTTTGGTTATCCCTTTACTATTGGAGACGCGAAGTACGGCAAACTAGGCACAGGCACACTTGCTTCAACTACTACGCTAGAACCAACAGTTGATTTAACTCCAGATGTTCGCCAGATCAGGATTACTCGCGGTCGCAATGTCATGCGCGATACCTACGAGGCTGGCACTTGCACAGTTCGTGTTCTCGACCCTCTGTCTTACTTTAACCCACAAAACACCTCATCGCCTTACTTTGGCTTGCTAAGCCCACTACGCAAGTTGCGTGTGTCTGCAACCTTCAACGATGTGGGTTACTTTTTATTTTCAGGCTATACAACTGAGTATCTTTATACTTATCCGCAAGGTCAAGAGACTGGCTATGTCGATATTATCTGCTCTGATGCTTTTAGGCTTATGCAGCAAGCAACAGTTACAACAGTTGCTAGCGCAACAGCAGGGCAAGATACTGGCACACGCATTAACGCAATACTTAATCAAGTCTCATTCCCTACTTCAATGCGCACTATTGACACAGGCCAGACAACCTGCATAGCCGATCCAGCAACGGCCAGAACTTCCCTTGATGCTGTAAAAAACGCAGAGTTCTCAGAGCAGGGCGCATTCTTTTTTAACTCGGAAGGCACAGCGATATTTCTAAACCGTACTAATGTAATTAAAAAGTATGGCGATACTCCCATTGAATTTGACCAGACAACTGGCATTCCTTACACAAACCTTGTTTTTGCCTTTGATGACAAATTGATCATTAACTCAGCCGGTATGACTCGCGTGGGTGGCACTCAGCAAGTCGCGGAAAATGCAACCTCAATCGCAAAATACTTTCCTCATCAGTCAAACCAAGAAAACCTTGTAGCCCAAACGGACACAGACACTTTAAACATTGCTCGTATCTATGTAGCCACAAGACAAGAAACAACAATCCGCATAGATGCCATGACGGTCGATCTCCTCGATCCAGATGTGCCGACTGACACAATGCTTGATCTTGATTACTTCTCAAATTTAAAGATTTCTAATGTGCAACCCGATGGGTCAACCATCATTAAGACTTTACAGGCTCAGGGATTTTCATGGAATATCACGCCAAATGCCATGCAAGTAACTGTTACGACTCTTGAACCAATAATTGAAGGGTTCATAATCGGATCGGCTGTATCAGGTATAATCGGATCATCCATCATGGCGTACTAGGAGATATAAATGGCAACAGGCTTTCCATCAATAACAGGCGATGTCCTTAGCGCGGCTATGTACAACGGACTTACCGCTTTTACTGTCAATACAGCTCAGACAGCCGACTACACAGCAGTTCTCAATGACCAATATCAGGTTTTACAACCGATGAATAAGGCTACTGCTATTGCTTTTAAGATACCTACAAACGCTTCTGTGGCTTTTGCGACAGGTACAGTAATTACAATTTTAAACATAGGCGTTGGTACTTGCACAATTTCAGCAGTCACACCTGGCACTACAACAGTTCTGTCCGCTGGTGCAACGGCCGCTAGTCCTACCCTTGCTCAATACAAGTCAGCAGCATGTATTAAAACTGGTACAGATGCTTGGTATGTTGTGGGTGCAATAGCCTAATGATCGCTAATGTTATTACAGGATCACTTAACCAAGTATTACCACCAGTTACTTTTAATTATTTAGTTATTGCTGGTGGTGCTGCTGGGTCTGTGAATGTTGGTGGCGGTGGCGGCGCTGGTGGATATTTAACAAGCACTCTGCCGGTATTCCCAGCCGCTACTTTTACTATTACAGTTGGCGCTGGTGGTGCAAAAGCCAGTTACCCAACTAAAGGCGCTAATGGCAGCAATTCTGTATTTAGCAGCATAACTTCAACAGGTGGCGGTAGCGGTGCAGTCGGTTCTTTTAACAACACGGCTTCCAATGGCGGCTCAGGCGGTGGTGGCGGTAGAGACGGATTAGGCGCATTGATTGTGGGAGGAACAGCAAGCCCATCAGGTCAAGGCAACAACGGTGGTGACGGTACAGGCACCTCAATTGCTACGGCAGGCGGCGGTGGTGGTGCAAATGCTGTTGGTGGCGCTGCATTCTCAAGCGGATCAGGGGCAGGTGGCGCTGGTCTTTCATCATCAATAACTGGCAGCGCTGTAACTCGCGGTGGTGGTGGCGGTGGTGGCGGCGGTACTTCTGCAAGTTACACAGTTGGCGCAGCTGGCTCAGGCGGCGGATCCGCAGGTGGTGATTTTGCAGATGCTAGTGATGCGACTGTAAATACTGGCGGTGGCGGCGGTGGCGGCGGTGTCAACATTACTAACACAATTGGTTACGCGGCTGGCAATGGTGGATCAGGTCTAGTTGTAATTAGTTATCCTGACAGCAACCCTGATTTAACTTCTATTGGTGGCACTTTAGTTAAGACAGGTGGCGGCCTTACTCCAACGACTACAACTGGCGGAAATAAGATTTATGTCTTTACTGCTGGAACAGGATCGGTGACCTTCTAATGGCTCACTACGCTTTCTTAGATGAAAATAACATTGTTACCGAGGTAATTACTGGTCGCAATGAAACTGAAATAGTCGATGGTATAAGCGATTGGGAAAAAGCCTATGGCGATTTGCGTGGTCAAAAATGTGTGCGTACAAGTTATTCATCATCTATAAGATTTAATTATGCAGGAGTTGGTTATACCTACGATGCTGATGCAGATGCTTTTATTGCACCTCGTCCTGAGTGCGGTCATAAAGAATTATTCCTAAATGATCTTTATAAGTGGAATTGCCAGCGCTGTGAACTAAATGCTAAGAAGTTATTAGATGAAGCCTAAATTATGCGCAGCAGGTCAACAACTGAGAGAGCAGTTCGATGACACATACCCAGATCGCGATCGTACTTCCGATGGCTGGATTGCGGATGCAAGGCATCTGTCAGCAGGTACTAGCGACCACATACCTTCTCCAGAGTCAGGGCTTGTTCACGCAATCGATGTCGATCGAGATGTCTCTGGTACAGCGAAGCCCGATCTCATGCCCAACATTGCTGATCAACTTCGAGTCCTTGCCAAAACAGACAAGCGCATTAAGTACATTATCTTTGAAAGCAGGATCGCAAGCGCCAAGAGTTTATGGCGTTGGAAGCCTTATACAGGGGCTAACAAGCACACTCATCATTGCCACATATCTTTCACTAGCAAAGGCGATCAAGACGGTTCGTTCTTTAATATCCCACTACTAGGAGCAAAACTATGAACATGAAGCACCCAGCAATAATCTCTATTGGCGCATTCTTAGCCGTATGGGGTACAACTTCTAACTTCTCTCTTGACTATCGGGCAGTCCTTGGCTCAATCGTTGCCGGTATCTTTGGGTATGCCACGCCTAGAAAATGAGTCCTCAAGATTATGCTGCTCTTGTAGTAGCGATCGCAACGGTTCTGGGTGGCATTACTGCGATGCTTCAGTTCATGATCAAACATTATTTAGCGGAGCTGAAGCCCAATAGCGGATCATCCATGAAGGATGCAGTAGATCGTTTAGAGACACGCGTTGACAAAATCTATGAAATCCTTTGCGATAAGTCACAATAAGACCATGGCTCGCAAAAAGGTTATCGACTTAGATACTTACTCTATGTTGGATCAGTATTGCATAGGGCTAAATGAGTATTACAAATCGCTGCGCAGGGCTGGCTTTGATGTTGATATTGCCCTTTGCATCTTGCTAGAACCTGCAACCTACCCAGCAACAATACTTCCTGCTCCCAACTGGCTTCCACAACTTCCAGACCGCATCCCCTATGACGATGACGATGAGGATTAACAATGAAAAGAACTGTAATCGTTCCCGATCTACAAGTTCCCTATCATGACGAAGTAGCAGTAAGAAATGTTGCAAGTTTTATTAAGGCTTACCGCCCCGATAGCGTCATTACTTTGGGAGATGAAATCGATCTCCCACAGATCAGCCGATGGACAGAAGGAATGCCAGGTTGGTTTGAGCAGACCCTTGGAGATGATCGAGACAAAGCAGTAGAAGTTTTATGGTCTTTGGTAGAGCATGCCAAGGAAGCCCACATGATTAGAAGCAATCACACAGATCGTCTTTACAATGTGATTATGAAAAAAATACCAGCATTCTTGGCCT